AGCAGGGACAACCTCGGTCAGTTAAAGTTTCTTAACTTTCCGTTCAAGCACTTCGAGATGGGTGCCACTCACATCTCGGTGTTCTAGTTGCATATACCTTTCACGAGGAAAAGCATTATAAAGAACACTGCCGAAAGTTTGAGTCCATGGAAAACTTGACAGTTTCTCACGAGGTTTAAAGCCTAATGATGTCAATGGAATCTCTTTCGCTAAACTTATCACCTTCTGGTCGAAGGTGTCTGTAAGAGTCTTTTCTGGATAAAACCAGGATCCTTGCAGAATGGTTGAATTTAGAACTCGATAACTTGAATACCTTTTCCTAGGAAACGGTACCTCGTAATTAAGAGCTGAAATCCGCCCGTTGTAGCTCAAAAGATAAGACTGTAAACTTTCGTCCGAAAACAACTTATAGTACAAGTGACACCTCTCCTCGAGAGGAATACCTGCGGGATTCAATCCGCAGCCACCCAGAAAATCGGGAATCACTTTAACAACGTCGAAAATTTTCCTTTGACGTTCACGTAAGATCGGGCGAACCCGTTCTCCAATGAGTCTAGAGATATCCATGAAAGAATCGTCTGAACACTGACGCCATTTCAATTGTGGAATAACTGAATTAGGTGTGATAACTTTACCCCCAAACTCGGTGATCTGAGTAGAGGATAATGTCTTCGATATGGAATAAGGAATCCCCATATTACTTAAAAACAGTTTATATTTCCGATTCAATTCATCATCAAGGATGACAACATCATCACCCAATACGAAGAACTTATTGTTATGACTAAACGAGTTTAGTCCGTACAACATCAATCCATGTGCAAGTGCAAATGATGCAAATGATGGGAATAACCCCAAAGGTTGACCAGTTGACCAGCTCAATAAAGAGCCAGGTACTAAGTCACACATCCAATCAGCTCGTGATAAATCAGCGAAAAGATTGATAGCATCTGTACGATGGTATAATGAGTGAAGCATTCTCTCTTGAAGAGAAAACGGGAACATATCCGTTGCATTGGATAGGTCCACAGCGTGGGTCGAACCACCTTCACGTAAGTGTTTTTGTATTATATTGAAAGGAAAACTTTGATCATGTGTACAGTCCCAAGGTAACTGTGAAAGCTTACTATAAAGATCATCACCAAGCGGTTTCAATGCTTGTTGGTACACACGCGCAGGATTAGCAACAGCACGAAGCTTGAAGCCAGGTTCCTGAATCAAACCTATTTTTCCAACAATATTATGATGTTCAGGTCTTTCAATAACTTGTTGAGAGTCACTGAAAACCGCAGAAGCTACGCCGCTCATCACAGCTGAAAACAAAGCTGGATACTTGGTAACCATCTGTCTTCCAATCACGGTGTGATTGAGAAACGAATTAGCACAATTAAGTGTTAGGTCACCTTCATCGTAAGACCTCCCATTTGCATGGGGCTCAGACTTAGTATTAGAAACCGAGCGGAACAATAAAGAACCAGGGTCAGAGTACCAACTCTTAACCGGGAAAACTTCTTTAGTAGCGAACAAAAGTATGTTAGCATAATGGTCAAAGTACTTTGATTGCACATTTGATTGCACAGCATCCACAAATTTCATGGCTTGCTGCTCAGTCACCTCCGGAGAAATGAAATAAGTATAAATTTGCAATAGCTGAATTGCTTGCGCAAAACGTTTATCACTTTTCATACTCCAACGCTGTAAAGAACCAAGGGTACCAAGAAAGTAGTTATTTTTCTTTTTAATCCAGGGTGTTTCGATTTGCAATCCTGCTCTAAAACGCAGGAAATCGGTCTTTACAGACTTAAAACGTGTAATCGTCCATTCTACACCGCTAGCATCGACATTGGAGCAAAACAACGCTACCAACTGCGAACGAATATCAAAAGGGACTTGGAGAACCGAAGCGCGCTTAAGAAGGGCTTCTTTTAAAGCTTGTTTTTCTTTTTGTATCATAGTATTCTCCTAGGAGATGTGCTATAGAAACTCAAAGGACGACCAGTCCATAGAGGAGGTTTAACTTAAGTAGCCACAGTCGTAACAATAACAAAATGGGAGCAAACTAGGTTTGTTCGTGAACTTGTTTAAGTTGATCAACTAGACTTTTATATTCTTTCTTAATCTCTAAGATTGAATTTTGGGTCTTGTTGAGTAGCTCAACATTATATTGTATTTTATTAGCTATATCCCGATAAACAGAGGAACCGCGTAATGCGTGAATCTTATTTTCGTGGATTATTGCAATCATCTGGTCTCTTTTACGAGAACTAGGGAACGTATGTAGGAAGGTATCTAAACTATCGATATCTACTTTATTATTCGTAACGATATAAAACAAAACTTGTTCAGCGATGGAACGCATAATTAAAACTCCTAAATGTTAAAGTTTATCTTTCCGGAATAAAATCAAACGTGCCTAGGCAATCTTTACTT